AACTTCTCGGTGTTGGCGCTGAAAGTGTTAATGAGGCTCTTAAAGGCACTACCGAGGCAGCCCTTGATGCTACAGATTCGGAAACCAAACTCGCAATCGTACTCCACAACATCACGACTGCATTCGCAGGAATCGTAGATGTCGCTAAGGCTATTGGTGGAAGCGTAATACGTGTAATCAAGGCTGCGGCGTCTGCATTTGGCGATGTATTTGACGCAGTTCGAGTTTCCAGTGATATTTCAGGCGTTGCTGGTGTACTCGCTAAAGTAGCTCATGCATTCGAGATAACAGCTGAGAAGGCCGAGGATGTAAGACGAATATTCAGAGGCGTATTCGCAGCTTTTGATATTGTTTATAGGCTTATCAGCACTGTCGCAAGAGTAATTGGTTCAGCTTTAATACCTAGTCTTGGCGGTGTTGACAAAGCTAGTGGCGGATTACTCAAGGTTCTTGGTAACTTCGGAGACTGGGTATATGCTCTTGACCAGGCTATACGCGAAGGTGACCTCTTTAACGTTGCTATTGAGAAGATGATTGGATTTATATCCACACTCGATGACCGAATTATTGGGGTTGTTCACTCGTTCGAGGAATGGTCCGGAATCGACTTCGGTAAGATTACGTCTAAGATAACTGGCGCTATATCGAAGGGCCTTTCGATTTTCAAAGACTGGACCGGTATTGATATTGCGGCTATATTCCAGAACATTTGGGAACACATTAAAACGTTCATAGGTCTCCTGAAGCAAGGCGACTTCAAGGGAGCTATGTCATACGTCGTTGACGGGATTAAAACATTCGCATCTACGGTTGTTGAGACTGTAAAGAACTTCAATTTCGGCGACCTGATGGCAAAAGCTGGCGGTATATTCGGCGGCATTAGCGAATGGTTTAAAAAGATATTTAATAAAGATAGCCTTTCCGAGGCTGCATCGAGTAGCGGCAATGTCCTGCTTAAGATATTTGGCGGTATCGCTTATGCTCTGAAGACGGCAATAGACTTCATATGGGGAATACTCACTGGCCCTGCAGCGAAGGAACTTGTAGGAAAGCTTAAAGAGCTCGTTAAGGGTCTCTTTGCTGATACCGCTGATGAAGCTGGCGAGAGTAAGTCTGGTATGGAGAAATTCAAAGACTTCCTCGTTGGCGTTGGTAGTGCTCTCGCTGCGTTTTATGAACAGATTAAACCTATCGTTAGCGCTGGATTTAGTGGTATGTTCTTAAAATCTCTTCTTGATATTGGCACTGCGCTTAAGAACTTCTCAGAAGCTCCTAAGAACTTCTCGAATGCGCTTCTTGAGTTTGCCAAAGGCTTCGAAAGCATGCAGAAGGCTTTTCATGTTGAGACCATGACGAGATTCGTTAACGCACTTGCAAATGGTTTACTTAAACTGGTTGCTGCAATTCTGATAATCGTAGTACTCGATAAAATGGGCGTTGACATAATGGGTGCTGTGGCCACAATAACCATCATGATAACCGAATTGATGGCGGCTTTGACATTTGCTCAGAAGCAGCTTGATAGCAGTCTCGACATGATGATGATGGTCAGAATGCTTAAGGCCGTTGGTAACACGATGCTTAAGATGGCTATATCGCTCGCGATTATTGGCTCAATCAACAGCGAGAAGATAGGCGCAGCTCTTGTCGGCTTTAGTGTTATTATGACAGAACTTGGTCTAATGCTCAAAACGATGTCTAAGATAGTCTCAAGTAAGCAGTTCAGACGTGGCGGCGAGGGTCTTATGATGCTCGTAGCAATAATGGGCCAGCTTGGTAAAACTGTTAGAAGCATGACAATATCTCTTGCGATTCTGGCACTCGTCCCTGCGGAGAAGATAGGTTCGGCTCTTACAGGCCTTATGGGCATATTTACAGCGCTGGCATTGATTCTTACGCTGATAACTAAACTGGCTAACAGTCTTGGTGACAATAAGAAAGACGAGATGGCGGCGGTAGCAGGTACGATGACTGCAATCTCGGCTGCATTCTTGATGATGGCACCTGCTGTAATGGCACTCGCAGTAATTCCAGAAGATCGTATGGATTCTGCATTACTGGCTGTCGTTGCTATTGGTGCGCTTCTGGCTGGCATGATGGTTGCTGTTGAGGCATTCTCAAAGGGTAACACAAATTCCAAGGCAATAATGGGTGCCGGAGTAGCAATACTTGCTATAGCGGTCGCTATACAGATGCTCGTTCCAGCTCTTGCACTTTTAGGCATGATGGATCCCGCTAAAATGTGGGGTGCAGTTGAGGCGATGGCGGCTATGATGGCAGCTATGATGCTGTTACTGTATGTTCTTTCTAGTATGGGCGGCGGTAATGTAGCTCTTGCTGGCGTTGGTATACTGGCAGTTGCGTTCGCGTTCGAGACCGCTGTACCTGCGATAATCGCATTCGGTGCATTTGCTTTACCTATAATCGAGAAAGCTATGGCTAAACTTGAAGATGTTAAGCCATCCACGCTAGTCAAAATAGGAGTAGCAATACTAGGTTTCAGTGTTGTTCTGTCTGTCGCAGCAGTTGCCATAGCAGCGTTTGGCACAGCACTTATACCTCTTGGCATCGCTCTGGCATTGATATTAGTGCCTCTCAGCATGTTTATTAAGGCTTTGGCGATGTTAACACCGCTTCTGGCACTCATAGCAGCTACTGGCTCGCAGATTGGAACTGTCCTTGCTATGACTATCATAAAGTTTGTAGCAACTCTGGCTAAAGGAGCTGGTGAAATAGCTGAAGCAGTCAAATCATCTGCTCCTCAGATAGCAGAGGCATTCCTTGCGGTTCTCGATGCTATTCTGACTGTCACAATTGGTCGAATTCCTGTAATCGTAGAGGCATTCCTGAGCACCATAGACCAGGTTCTGGCGTCTCTGGTTGACCATATGCCGACAATACTTTATAATCTCGGTTTAATCATAGACATGATTCTGAACTGGCTGGTTCTTAATGTTGGCGACTGGACCGCGAAGCTCGTTGATATTTTAATGTCAATACTGATAGGACTCATTCATGGCGTCGCCAATAGACTCCCTGAGTTACTTCAGGAAATAGCGTACTTCCTTGGCATGCTCATCTACGGTGTATTCTCAATGTTTGGAAAGCTTATCGATGGACTGCTCGGAGGCGGTAAAAAGTGGACCGCATGGTGGGAAGAACACGGCGGAAATTTCATTGAGGGATTCGTAGATAATTGGCGGACGGGTATTGATGAAATCAAGAAGTTCTTTACTGAGGATTTACCACTGGGTATCATGGACGCTTGGGATGCCGTTAAAGAAGCTGGCTATAATCTCATAGTCGGTTTAGGCGAAGGTATGGAAGAGGCCCTACCTTGGGGTCTTGGAAAGAAATTCTCAAGCCTCGGCGAGTGGTTCGCAGGAGACGCAAACGAGATTGCTGATAGCATACCGGACTTTGACAAGGATGCGTATCTCGCTAAGAAGAAAAAAGAAGCGGCGGCGGTTAAGAAGAGCAATAATAAAGTCGCTGACGCTTATGCCGAGGCTGGTAGACAGAATGCTGAAAAGTACAGGAAAGGCATGGGCGTAAGCTCTCCTTCTGTGTACGCATACGAGGACTCTGAGTACTTCGTCGAAGGTGGTATGGACGGTCTGGATGACAGCGGGTATAAACTCGTTGATAATTTCGGCGACCTTGGTACTGAGTGTTCGGGCGAGTACTGGACCAAATTACAAGGCGGCTTTGATGAGTTTATGAACGGCGGCAAATTTGACAACATGATGGGTGGAGTAACTGACAAATTCAATTCAACATCAATCGTTGGTTCACCACAAGTAACGCTCACACCGAACATCCGCATGGACGAGACTGGTATTCTCGGCACACTTGGTTCTGTATATGAATACGGTAAGAGTATGCTGGAATCCAAGCTCGGTGGAACTAATTCGACGTATGCTCAGTTATTTAGTGGCGGCTCGTTCAATTTAACATCGCAGATGTCTCAGGAAACAGCCGCAATGGAACAGCAGCGTCATGCTGACACTGAGGCTAATACGACACGTGTAAAGGAGCTTACAGACGCTATGACCAAACTCACAGAGAACTGGAAGGGTGGCATAATTAACATACCCGAGAACGCAACCTTTACCGTTCCTGTAAACGTCGATGGCGAGACAATAGCTGAAGTCACAGCTCCATACCTCGACGTAATAAACGCAAAGAATACTGATTTATACACCAAGGGGGTGGCTTATTAAATGGCGGTTAAAAACCTTAGCGGAATGGACAAAATGACCAATCGAAGCATTATATTTCATGGTAAGAACTCCATGACTGATATGAATCTCATGATGATTGGTAGTACGCCTTTTTCCGAGGTTGTCCCTAAACAGGTGAGAGAAGAGGTTGCCTATGCCGATGGTGACCTCGACCTCTCGAGGGTCGATGGTGAGATATATTTCGAATCCCGTACCATAACTTACACGTTTGCACTTATCGACGAGTATTATTCTGGTGAATTAACTCCTGTCGGAAAGAATAAACGTTTAACCAATGAACTGACTAAAATCTATCGTTGGTTATATTCCGAATACGTTGATTATCACGTACCGCTCGCGGATGCGATTGCGATTATCGGAGGCCCGGCACCTTGGGCTAATAATTGTTATGTTCTCAAAGACGAGATGTACGATTACGCTTACGGCGTATACAAGTTCAAGAAAGCGTCGGTCACTGAGACGAAAGTCAATAAAGCGATGTTCAATGGCGAATGGATTGAAACTATTGAGGTTACGTTCACATGCGACCCGTATTTACAGACATTCTACGGAGACAAAATAGAGTTGGCGACATTCGTAGACCGAACAATCACTGGTCGTAACGTTCAGACGGCGCTTATGGTATTTAATAATTCGTCATATTTCCTTAACGACTATGTACAATGGTTCGGCGAGGGTAATGCGGTTCATGTAACAGGGAATACATGGCGTTTTAGGATACGAATACCGTATTCTGGTACTATCGGATTCTATTTTGTTCCGCGTATGACGGTTAACGAGGACATTTATGTTATAACCTCTATGACTGGGCAGACTACGCCATTACATTTTCTCGATAACGAACATCCCGGAGAAACATTATCGACTCATGCTGGTGGTTACGGCTATACTACGACAACCGTTGACCCGAATGGCTACAAGATAATCGACTTTACGGTTACTTATCAGGATACCCCGCCTGAGGGTGTAACTCCTCCTGTTTGCATAGAATGGGGCGTTCTGCGAAATTATACGGTTCCTGACCAGCTTAATTACTACGTCGACGCATATAGTAAAACAAACAGCGCGGTCATGTATATAAACCCAATGGATGGTACGCCGTATTACGAGGTAGACTTCTCGACTAGGTTTGAATTACCTGTCCACCCACTTACCGAAATACACATACGAAATTATGAGTATGACGGCATGTACAAGTTCAAATACGACACAACCACAAGGAGGCTATGACCATGCTTGAGATAATTCTTATGACAAATGGTGTAAGAACGACCGTCCATGGCACTCAGAACACGGCGAGCTTATCAGAGGAAGTGAATCTGTCAAGTAAGCTTGAGTTTGTGGTTAATTATCTCGACGAGTCGTTTAATAATGTCTTCCCAAAACTGACCAGAGTCATAGCTTTCGATACCGTTCCTAGTGACGTTGTATTCGAAGGCTATGTATACTCGGTCACACCTAAATCTGCACAGAGCGGCGAGATAAGTAAGACCGTCGCTTGTGTTCATATATTGTCAAAACTCAATGACGCCGCGGTTGTTGGGTTTGAGGATGCTAGCGGCAATATAAGTACTATGGCTGGGCGTATTCTCGGAATATATAACACTAATGCCCGTGAAGAAGATAAAATAGAGCTTGGATATTGCCCCGTTGACGGTGGTCATAGTGAGGTTGTTCACATATTCTCAGCGACGTGTCTTGATGCTTTAACTCAGCTCGTGGTTACGGATGCCGAATGGTCATTTAGAACTAGATACTACGAAGGCAAATGGTATCTTGATATTTCTGACGACTTCGGCGAGATGAGCGATATGGACATGATATTTGGTGTAAACCTCATCGATGTAAGTCAGGAACTTGACGCGTCCGAGCTATACACCAGAATAATCCCGATAGGCGGAGCTAGTCACATCCCTGACGAATACATTAACCCTCAGATGTCACATCTTCACGACCCTGAGGGTATGCCATTAACGCTTTACAATTACGACAGTAATAACCCCGATAAGATTTACGTGGCAAACGCCGAGTTGGAGAAAAAGTATCCGATAATAGCTAAAGTCGTTCAGTATGACGATATTGCTGCAACCGACGATACCGATTATCACACAGCTCAGGGACATCTGTATAGACGTGCAACGGCCGATGCTGCTAAACTCACGGATATTGTCGAGTCGTATAAGGCATCGGCACTTGATTTGGCTAGAGCCGGCTACGATTTTTCCCTTATTGAGCTTAACAAAATGTATCGTATTGTCAACAATAAGCTTGATATTGACACATATTTGCAAGTTACGAGTAAAAAGACGAAATACGACAATTCCGCGAAATGCGAACTCACATTCGGTAAAGTTGGTATTAAATCGTCAAAATGGATGTCGAGAAAGGGCAAGACTACTGACCAGAAGATAAACACCGTCGGCTCTACCTCATATAAGACCACAAACACTCGTATGGGCGGAATGAGTATGCGTAATCAATCAAAATCGCAGTACGATACTGAGTCTCATGACGCTAATACGCTGTATACAGTTAGTGATGCCGGAACAGGCAAAGTTGAATTATATTTGGGTGATACCAAGATAAGCGGCGAGGAGGGTGGAGGGGTTGAAGTTGAGACCGCTGTAATTCTCAACAACAATAACATGGCCGACTGGGAGGTAGACGAGGAGTTAATGCTGGATATTTCAGCGCATGACAAACTCTACTATGGCGGTCATCAGAAGATGGTAGTCGTGCAAGGTCACGCCTGCAGATATGCCAACTCGGCTCTTGACGACACCGATGCCTTGAAATTCGGAACTAAGCTGGAGATTGATGGCTGGTATCGAGAGGCTGCGGCCGATACGTACGTTCAGAGGCACTACGTTATCGAGATGTTTGTCAATGATATAAGCACGGGAACCTCTAGTGGAGTAACATATGACAATTACGTATTCGGTTTTACAGTGTCGAGATACATTCCGAACGCATCAACTCCGGAAAATGTAAGAGCGTTTTATACGGGTAGTGTTAGGAATCCATCGGATGCATTTATTGTACTTAGGGTAACTTCCATGTCGTTTGCGACAGAATTTACTAAAGCATGGAGCGGTACAACTCAGACGGCATCAACTCCATACGGGTACGTACAATGTAATAACCTAACGATAACTATAGGTACTTTGACCGAAGCATCTCCTACGGCTGTAACATACCCCATAATCTATCCAAACGGTAGTAGCTCATCTACAACCGTATATCTCAACGTTAACGGTACAGCAGGTTATGACCAGTATCGCTGTGTACCTTTGGGTGGTAATGCGGAGAAATACTTTGACATGGCATTATCTAAACGCAGTGAGCCTACAGGTGGTGGTAATTCATGAGCAATATAGTACAGCACACAAGTAGACCGGTCATGGCACCATCAAGTTCGTATGATATTTCGTACACACTCACGGATACATACCAAAGCAGAGCCATGCCAGCACCAGGAGGATTAGCTTCAAGCGTTGACCTTTTAATGCAACCAATGGTCGTGATGGATTCTGGAGCAAGTCAAATATCCTCTGGACGATTTTACACGACTTGGACTGAGGGTACGCCATCACTCTATATACCAAGTTTCCCCGCGACAACTGGCGCATGGTATTTAATGGTCAATAATGTATCTATCTGCTATTTTGCTTATGGCGCTTTACCGTCAGCTTATAGAGATAACAGATACGAAATCGTCTCGGTTGACCGCATGACATCATTCGGAAACTGGAAAAGAGACTTGTTATATTCTTTAACAACAAGTGGCGAATATATCCCAGAAGGGTATGCTTTACCGATAGCTAACGGCGGTAGTAGAGCCAGCATATCAGTGGAAGCGACGCTTTACGATACACGAACGGGCGATACTATTACTGTTACGAACGCCACCACAGATTACTCAGCTTCGAACAGTATCTACGGTACTCAGATGGCGGCTTTTTATTCAGCGTCGTCATTTGCTGGCAGGGATGAGGTAACAACACAAGTAACCATGACCGAAACACCAACAAATTAAAAGGAGGAAATCAAAATGGCAGATTATAACACTAAGCCTCAGAGCAGGAGTGAGGAGATACTGAGAGCGCTTATCGATGGTGACCAGTATAACAAGAAGGCACAGAGCCGTATCGAGTATCTGCTCAAGCAGCTTATAACAGTACTGGACGGTAAGGCAGACCTAGACCAGGATGGGCTTATACCTTTATCGGAGCTCCCGCCAGTGGTGTTCGAGCATATGGTTGAGGTCCTTGACGACACCGCGAGGTTCGCTCTGACGACCTCTGACGTCCAGAATGGCGACTATGTCTATGTCGACAGCTCTAATATTATGTACTTCGTTATTGATGATACCAAGCTCGATATGGAAGCGGGTTATAAGCCCGTAGCAGCCGGCATAGCAGCTAAAGCTGTAGGCGATAAGAACGGTAACGACATCACCACAACTTATCAGACGGTGATAGACTCTCAGCACAAGCTTGACGCAGACTCTGTGGATGATAGCACTTCAACCAACAAGTTCGTGACAGCGGCTGAGAAGACAAGCATAGGCACATCTGCCGAAAAGCTTACAGGTATAGCCGAGACCGATGACAACTACATTGAGATGGAGAACGGCATAAGGCTTTATATTAGCGATACAGAACCGACAGGCACGATACCCGAAGGTTCGATAGGAATAGGCTGGTGATATTATGAATAGCATGAGTGGTAAAAAACTCAAAGGTATACCTTACACTGGCACACTCCCTGCTGTGTTGACAGGCACTAAGGCGGGATATCTGCACAGATATAAGATATACGGCAACACCGAGCAGACAGGCACACCAACGCCGAGCGACCCGATTTATCCGAGTGAATGTGGTGAGAGGACGGCGAATTTGTTTGATGCAGATTCAACTCATCAAGGATATTACAATAATAGTGGTAATTTTGTTGCTAATAACAAATACATTTGTTCACAGCCAATACTCGCAAGTGAGCAAAATTATACCATTAGTGCTATAAATTTGTATGGCAGCGGTGGGTATGTTTTTCAATTGGTATATTTCAACGCAAATGACGAATACATTTCACTAGATAGCGCAAGTTTGTATGGCGTTGGAAAAAAATCATTGACGGGTTTAGTTCCTAGTTCTGCCACTAAGATAATCGCAGTGGTGACTAGTGATTCCTCTGAATGTATGCTTGTTGAAGGTTCAACCGCACCAACGTCATACATCCCCTACGGCTACAAACTCCCTCTGACATCAGCAGGTCAGAATGTTGATATTTATCTTGGGGAAAGTCGGACAACGAGATGGATAAAGAAGTTGGTGCTGACGGGGGAAGAGAATTGGTCGGCGTATAATTCGGGAGCAAGCACGTTTTTCTACGCATCTGTCACGAGTTCGAGGTCGTCGGAACTGCAATATATCATTAGTTCGCATTTTGTTGGAGCGACCATTTCAACGAATAACACGAACGTCGGTACGCAGATATTGCAGACTCAGTTGAGAATTCGACCCGAAAGTGTTGCAAGTACAACAACTGCCGATTTCAAATCCTACCTCGCTCAACAGTACGCCAACGGCACTCCAGTAACTGTCTGGTATATCCTCGCAACCGAGGAAACAGGCACACTCAACGAACCTCTCCGCAAGATAGGCAACTACGCTGATACTATTGACAGCACTCAGACTACTACACAGTTACCAACCGCAGCAGGTTCAACGACCATCAGCTGGGCTGGAAGTGGACTTGCACCGTCAGAGTTCGACAGTATTCAGGAGTGGGTGGATATTCCTACTTACACGTATACCAACGGTGCATGGGTGGCAGACAACTCAAACTAATACCCTCTCTTGAGGTTATTATATACTATGGCAATAGACACCCAGCTCTCGCGCTTGATGCAGGGTGTCTATTTTTTCACCTCACGATTTAAACGGTTTGTATAATGGAGGTGATATTTATGACAGTGTATGTAGTTATAACCGACATAAGATGCGGATGGAAATACGACGGTGATTGTTCAAAACATCGTATATTAGGCGTATATTCGTCGCTCGCAGATGCAAAATCACGTAGGGATGAAGAAGTCAACAATCTCAAATCCGGAGATGCTAAGACTTTGGAATGGTATGACGATGACGATATAACTGTGACAAACGACACATACGACCATGATGATTTGTACATAACGATCGGTTGCGATTGTCCGCCATGGGATTATTACGAAATTGATATTGTGATACACGAACAAGAACTAATCACTAACGACTAGGGCTACGGCTCTAGTTTTCTACCTCACGAAAAAAACAGCTCCCATAATGGAAGAGTGGAATTACGGCTCTTCTTTTCGTTTTCAATTATTTATATTCTAAAGGAGGACTTTTCATGAAAGGAAAATTCTTTGCAAACCTCGCGGCATCGGCTGCGAAAATCGGAAAGCCTGTACTCACTGTAGTTAAGGCTAAGTCTCCTGCAATACTCGCAGGTACTGCTATTCTTGGTGTAGTCGCAGTTGCGGTTACAGCGGTCAAGTGTGCACCAAAGTACAAGGAAGCGGTAAAAGAAGCAGAAGAGACTATAAAGGAACAGGAAGACGGTTCTGAGACAATAACGTCCGAGCCTCTGCCCAAGAAAGAAAAGACAAAGATATTTGTCAAGACGATGTGGCCCATGATGGTGGCTATACTCGTAACATGTGCATCCATTATAGGTTCTCAGGCAGTTAATGCTAAAAGAATCGCAACACTGTCTGCAGCATACACATTAGCAACTCAGAAAGCTACTGAGGCTGCGGAGAAGAAAGCCGAGGAATTCATTAAAGACAAAATGGGCCCGGAAGCGGCATCCGAGTACAAGAAGGAACGCGAAGCCGAGCATGAAGCAGACGAGAGAGTAATCCAGTCGGCGATGTCTAATGGTGATATTTACGAGACCGGTGGCGGAAATCAGCTTTTTATCGATGAAATGACCGGAGTAAAGTATCGTTCATCAACTGGTTATATTCAGTCGAGAGTTGAATGCTTTAACGCAAACGCATTATCGTGTAGTGGATATTGTAGCGACGACTTCATGACATATAACGAGCTTCTGTACACGATAGTTCCTGATGCTCCGAGTATAAAGTTAGGCGACTTACTTGGATATTCTGCGGACGATATATGTACAAAGAAGAGTCTGTCACCTAGGTTCGATGAAAACATCATAATGCCAAATGGTGAAGTAGCAATAATGGTACGTATGAGCGTATCGCCTACCACCAGATGCGATGTTTAACGGATATTCCTGGATTTATCCCATTATGGTCACGAATAAAACAGCGGCTATAATGGGGTAAAACCCAGAATTCACAATAACTTTATTTATATTTAAGGAGGAATCTGTTATGAAAAACAGAGTAAACGACAAGATTAACAAGACAATCGAAGAGGTTAAAGACGTGAATGAGGAAGACATCAAGGAAGTTGATGAGGTTTCAGAGGAGCCTGAGAAGGTTACCGTTGAGCTGACACCTGACCAGCTTGACCAGCTGATGGCTCTCCTGGGTGATGGCGAGAAGACCGAAGTGGTTGAAGTTGACGAGGAATCAAAAGTAAAGAAATTCTTCGGCAAACTGAAGCCTACCAAGAAGAAGCTCGCAATTGCAGGAGGCATCGTAGCTGCGATAGCCGGTGGTGTAGCGATGGGTAAGCTCTCGAAGGGCAACAATGAAGAAGCCCCTGTAGACTATCCTGAGCTTCCCGACAACGACAACTATAACCCTCCGAAAGAGGATTATGTCGAGGAAACGGAAACTGAGGATTCTAATATTGAAGTTGACGAATTCTAATGGCGCGGGCGCTTGTGACGAAAGTTACAGGTGCCCTGAGTCTTTATGTTCAAAGGAGGTATTTCAAAATGGCAGAACAGCCTAAGAAAAAGGGCGGAAAGATAATTAAGAAGCCCTTATCCGAACGATTTGCTGAGACGTTTTTCGGTGGAACGGTCAAAGAAGCCAAAGCATACACCATGCGTGAGATAATCGTACCTGCGATTAAGAATATGGTATATGACAGCTTCACTGGCGCTCTTGACCGTCTGCTCAACGGCGGCAATGCGACATACCATAATCGCAATAGTGGTATATGGACACCCGGTGTAACAATACTCGGTTCGAGCACTCAGAAAACCAATTATTCAACCGGCACTAAGCTCTCAACGGCGCTTCCGACCACAGCATCGAGTCGCAACCCATCAGTGATTGTATTTGACAACAAAGTTGCTGCGGACGATGTGCTCAATATCCTCAAGGCGGCACTCCTGACATACCCGACCGTTACTGTTGAGGCGTATTACGATGCTGCGAATGACTATGTGAGCGGGGCGTCGAAACTTGTGTCTATAACCGACTCATATTACGGATGGACAGACCTCTCGACTGCGAGAGTTAAGCCTTTCCAGGGCGGTTATATTATTCAGTTCCCGCCAACTCAGGCCATATAGGAGGTAACGTATGAGCGAAGATATTGTAAGAGAGACCAAAATCTCAGGCAACGCACAGCCTAACATGCGCAACGAAGAGTTATTTGATGCTATTCTTCAGGCGTATAAAGAAGCCATAACCGAGTGCGTTAAGACGTCACTTGGTAAAAACATATGGACAAATCGTGAACTCGATTGGTTCTATCGCAAGTTCACGACAATGACCATTAACACACAAAATTTACTTGACCATATAGCTAACATGGAGGACATAAACGATGAATGCAACAAACAACTCGACAAAGGAAGTAACGTTTCAGAGGGAGGAACCGAGACTGACCCCAGGAACTAATCCAAGATGGGTTTTTGTCGACCTCGAGGACTTTGAGTTCAATGTAAGGCAGGACGAGCGTAGGAAGTTCTTCGAGCTCCGTCGTCGTGAGAGAGCTAGAAGACGCTGGGAACGTGAAGCTCAGAATGATATTCTCAAGGCAACTATCAGACCGAGACTGCTTGGGCTTATCATTGTTCTTATGAGCATATGTTCGTTCGTTGGAACTGGTGGCGGTGATGGCACGTGGCTCATGGTCACAGTTCCGATTGGGTTACTGTTAATGATAATGCCCGGGTCGAATAAACCTAAGAGATAACAAACAAAACACTTCCTATAATGGAGGTGATGACTATGTTATTCGGTACATTAACGGAATACATCCAGTCACCATGGTACGCGATGGAAGTACTTTTGGGGCTTGGATATATGGTTTACTGTATGAAAACGTACAAAGACTGAAAGAATTAGACGACTTGTATTGCAAGCAGGTCGTCTGAGACTTTATATTTTAAAGGAGGAAATTTTAATGAAACTTAAAGCTTTATTTAAAGCGGCAGTTGCAGCTACTAAGACTCACTCGCCTGCTATCCTGATGGTTAGCGGTATCGGTCTCGGTATTGCGACTATCGTAACCGCTTGCAAGCAGACAACCAAACTCAGTGACATTCTCGAGGAAAGCAATGAAGAGATTGCCCAAATCGACCAGGCTGAAGCACATCCCGAGGACATGTCATTCAAGGACGGTTCCGAGTACACCCCCGAGGATGCAAAGAGAGACAGAAAGATAATTAAAAGACATACTGCTATGAAAATCGCCAAGAACTATGCAATTCCCGCACTTCTCGGTGTATCATCCGTACTGTGTATTCTTGGCGGCTACAAGATATTACACGACCGTAATGTAGCCCTCACGACATCGTTTAATGCCGTAACAGCGGCGTTTGCGAAGTATCGTGAAAGGGTCATAGCCGAGCAGGGTGAAGTGATGGACCGCCACTTTCGTTACGGCACAAAGATTAATAAGGTCGTTAAGAAAGACCCCGAGACCGGAGAGGAGACCGTCAGTTATGAGGAAGAACTCTCTTGTCCCGAAGCCGCTAACGAGTGTCTTAATCCTAATCTTTGCTGGGATTTTGCTGCATCGACATCGCCGGAATTCAGAAGAGAATGGGGTCTCAGGCAGGAAAACGTCTCTTTCCTTAAAGATACTGAAACTTGGGCTAAGAGTGTTGTTAGGACTAGAGGATATTTGCTGGCGTATGAAATCTGTCAAGTCCTCAATCTCGAGACGAATAAAGACGCTTATAACTGGGGTTGGATGCGCCCAGAAACAGACGAAGAAAAGATGAAGTGGCCTGAAGTATCAATCGGCATTAACGAGTTCCTCAAACAGCTCACTGCCGAGGGCGTAAATGGGCATGATATTTTTCACCGAGATGCGTTCCCCGTTTATATGAACGCTATGGACCTGACATCGAACCCTGTATTCCACACTCGTTACAGACCTTACGCCGCTATGTGCACACCCGGCCTTAAGACCGTTACAGGCAAGCCAAAGCACATATTTGCAGCGTATCCGTTCAATAGAATGAGAAAGAAGGGCATCGCATGAATAGTAACATCGCTAAAGCATTGATATTCACGGCTGGAGCTGCAATTGGCTCCGTCGTGACTTATATTCTGTGTCGTAAGTCTGAAATGGACCATATTCAGGAGCTCACAGAGTCTTACGAGGCTGAGTTCAGAGAGCTTTCTAAGAAGATTACGGCTGATATTCCAGATGAGACTGTCAAGGCTGAGGAAACCGCAGAAGACCCTACCAGAGTAAAGCCCGACACAAATAAGACTGGATATTCTACATTCTTTAAGCCAGACAGCGCAAGCATACTGAGTACATCGTCCATGGAGTCACTCGTGAGAGAGCAGTCGGCACCTGTGGACGAGCCTGAGGGTCCTGTATTGATAACACAAGAAGCTTACGAGGACAACCCTTGGGGCTACAGACAGGTAAGAATGTGTTATTGGCCTGAGGACGATTATATTTGTCTCGAGGAGCATGAGGACCAGGCTTTATCCGACGAGTCTGGTTACGGTCACCATTGGAAAGTGGTCGGCAAGGAAAATCTCGAGGTATTTGAGAAGACTGACTGCGAGAACATCTGGGTTAAGTCCGATGCTTACAGACAGTTATTTGAGATAGAACGCTTCTTCGGTCCAGCTCCAATCGAGGACATGTGGAACGACGGATGTGACTAACGAACCAAACGGCTATTATAATGGAGGTGATATTATGGCAGAATTCACAAAATGGGAACTCACTGACGAAGAACTCAGTAGGTGTATCTCAAAATGCCATGAAAACTTTTTAAACTCGGAAAGTGCCGAAGAGGCGAACGAATGGAGACAAGCTATGACGGCGTTCCTTTCGGAGCAGAGACAGCGTATGGATCTGATGCTCAAAGATGAGACCGAGGCTAGTAAGCTCACCAATGAACACTTGGAGTTCAAAGAGAATAAGGAACTCGATGAACGCAAGCAGGATTTGGAAGAGCAGAAAGCTAAAGTCAATAAGGCTATCGGCATCGGCCAGATTGTTGTTGGCTTCTTTGGAGCGGTCGCAACAGTAGCGTCTGCAGTGTTGAACTACAAAGGCAAGAAGTACGAGTACGACAAGAAAGTTGAGTCATGGGATAGGATATGCAAGCTTGAGGAAGACGGAGAGATACCGTTGAATTCAGCAAACAAATTCATCAAATTATAAGACGTTTGAGACTTCGTGGAAACACGGGGTCTCGAATCTTTCTTACGGAAGGAGTTGATATTCTTGAATGAAGATTATGGCATGTATTACGCATACTTGATATCTTTGATAGAGCCACCGCCTACAGTGTACACGAAGCTCAGACAAAGAGGACTCCTTATGTACGAGCTCTTTAGACGAGAATTTGCTTGGCTTGACGCATATCCTCTCGAGGAAAATAGGGCGAAGGACGGTACCGCTATTCGAGACCGCTTCCTTATGACATATGATGAGACGCCCGATAAAATACCTCAGGGACCTTGTAGGGTACTCGAGATGCTTATAGCGTTTGCTGTGAGGATAGACACCATAACTCACGATTATACGATTGGACATAGACCGTGGGAATTTCTTGAGATGTTTCTTATAAATCTCGGTTTCGACGAGTTGACAGACACCGAGATACAGCCTATAAGAGACGCTGGATATATTAATGACCGTCTTGAGATATGGATGTCTCACAATATAACGCCTGACGGACAAGGCGGACTGTTCCGGTTTTTAAGACCCGTTCGTGTGATAAGTAGTCTTACAAACTGGGACCAGATGAACCGATGGGTCATCGATACTTTTTAATTGAATATTATATTTTAAGGAGGTGACGGAATGTGGATTTCGTGAGAATTGCTTATAAATTTAAGTCTGGTTTAAAGTTCTATTATCCGGAATTTCTTGTAAACAATCGTGGCAAAGACCTCATGATGCGAGGTGGCAGTTTCTATGGTATATGGGACGAGACTGCCGGCTTATGGTCAACTAACGAATACGATGTTGCTAGATTGGTAGACGCGGAAATCAGACAAGCAATTCAATCCGACCCCTCCCCGGAAATGTGTAGGGGCATGTATCTCGAAGACTTCGGGTCAACCATATGGACTCAGTGGAAAAGATACGTAAAATCCCTACCCGATAAGTGGAAAGAACTAGATTGTGATGTGATATTCGCAAATAGTGAAGTAACAAAAGACTCGTATGCATCAAAGCGATTACCATATGCCATTGGTGATGGTGACATGAAAGCATACGAGGAGCTTATATCCACGTTATACGAGCCCGCAGAAAGAGAAAAAATAGAATGGGCTATAGGCTCGATTATATTTGGCGACTCGAAGTGGATTCAGAAATTCATCGTATTGTATGGCTCAGCCGGAAGTGGTAAGTCAACAATACTTAACATAATACAGATGCTGTTCGATGGATATTACTCAGTCTTTGAAGCTAAAGCACTGGGTAGCTCGAATAACCAATTCGCGTTGGAGACATTCAGGAGTAATCCTCTGCTTGCAATCCAGCACGATGGCGATTTGAGTAGGATTGAGGATAACACAAAGCTCAATTCAATTATATCTCACGAGCGCATCGTGGTCAATGAGAAGTTCAAAGGACAATATGAACTCGCGTTTCACAGCTTTCTCATGATGGGCACAAATACACCCGTTAAAATAACAGATGCCAAATCAGGTATCATAAGACGTCTGATAGATGTCGTACCGAGTGGCAATAAGATACCATATAAGCATTATACTGAGCTTATGAACCGCATTCAGTTCGAGCTTGGAGCAATCGCTAAACACTGCCTTGATATTTATGAGGCACTTGGACCTGGCTATTACGACACCTATATACCCGTTAATATGATAAGCGCGACCAACGATTTCTACGACTTCGTTGAATATCATTACGACGAGTATAAAGAGGCCGATAGCATAACTCTGTCAGTAGCTTGGCGTCAGTATAAGGAGTATGTAGAATTTGCTAACATACCTTACAGTCTCAGCCATAGGAGATTTAAGGAAGAGCTTAAGAACTACTTCGCTGACGTCAAGGACAGGGTAACAATAGACGGTGTCGAGTACAGGAATTTATATTCAGGTTTTAGGGCTGACAAGTTCCAATCTCGAGTTGAGAATAAGATGGACGTTAAAGATGGTCCTGAGTGGCTTAACTTCCAAAAGCAGCCATCTGTCTTTGATATTTTAGCGGCTGATTACCCGGCTCAGTATGCGGCAAGTAATGGTAACCCGTTAAAAGGATGGGCTGGTGTTACCACGACATTGTCTGATTTGAACACAGGGGAATTACACTGGGTTAAAGTTCCTATCAATCATATCGTGATAGACTTCGACCTTAAGAATAAAAATGGAGAAAAAGACTTAAAAAAGAACATAAATGCTGCGTCGATGTTTCCTCCGACGTATGCTGAGCTCAGTAAGTCTGGTGGCGGCATTCATCTGCATTATATTTATGCTGGTGACCCGACACTTCTTTCTCCTATCTACAAAGATGGCATAGAGATTAAAGTATATAAAGGGAATCTATCGCTTAGACGTAAGCTAGTCGGATGTAATAATCTACAAATAGCCACGTTAAATGCTGGTGGGTTGCCTTTAAAGGAGGTGAAAGAGAAAGTGATAACTGACGTTAAGGGGTTTAAATCAGAGAAGGATTTGGCTAATCGAGTTATGAAAGCGCTCAGAAAAGAGTATCATAAAGACACATCGAGTAGTATAAACCTTATTAATAAGTTCTTCGAGGACGCGTATGCATCTGGCATGAGCTACGATTTGAGAAGCATGTTCCAAGATATTTGGCTGTTTGCATCTCAGAGCTCGAACCAATCCGAGAGATGTATGAAGCTTGTCGAGAAGATGCACTTGTGTTCTAAAGATGTCGAGGATGCCGATACCAAGGTTGCCGAGCCTGTTGATATTTCTGGGTCTGCGGGTGACATGAATAATCCTTGTATATTCGATATCGAGTGTGTTCCTAATTTATTCATGATTTGTTATGGATACAAGAAAGATATCGATAAGTATGGGCGCTCAGCTATAAAGGCACTCATCAACCCGACGGCAACGGAGATTGAGAACTTTGCATCGCTTCCCGGTCTTGTAGGATTCAATAACCTTAAGTACGATAATCCTATGGTGTATGCTGGTATGATGGGGTATGGTACCAAGCAACTGTATGAAACATCGGATAGGATTATTAACGATAAGAGTTTTAATGGGTTCTATGAGTCTAAGAAGCTCTCGATGACTGACCTATATGACCTCGCATCCACCAAACAAGGTCTTAAAAAGTGGGAAATCCAGATGGAGAAAGAGGGCATCGATGTTAAGCATCACGAACTCGGCTTACCATGGGACCAGCCAATACCGGAAGAACTGTGGCCTACAGTCAAGGAGTATTGTATCGACGACGTATATGCTACTGCGAAGTTGTGGGATTACTTACACGTCGATGTCAAGTCTAGAATGATATTAGCTGATTTGAGCGGCTGTACACCTAACGACTCGACTAATACTCACACCAAGAGACTGATATTTGGACCAGAGCGTAATCCCGGTTTGTGGTATACGGATTTGGAGTCTGGCATAACTTACGACGAGGACAATATACCAGTCGTCGAGGGGCATCGTCATTTCCATTTCTTTAAGGACTATTGGGATAAGATGAACGATGGTATACCAATCATTAACTCGTTCCCTGGATATTTGTATAAGTCCGGTAAAGAGTTACATGAGATGGGAATGAAGTATATTGACGATGACGGTAAACTTGTCGAGTTTAAGCCTGATGACCCAAAGATGTATAACTATTATCGTGGTGAGGTAGTTGGTTTTGGTGGCTATGTGTATGCTGAACCTGGAATGTATCAGAATGTGGCACTTCTTGATATTGCCTCGATGCATCCACACTCGATACTAGCAATGCAATGCTTTGGACCTTATACGAAGCAATTTGAGAATCTTGTCGACGCTCGTGTATTCATCAAGCATAAGGCGTTCGATAAGTGTAAAGATATTTTCTCGGGCAAACTAACTAAGTATCTGACGGACGATAAGGAAGCTAAGAGCTTGTCGACGTCGCTCAAGAGACCTATAAACTCGGTATATGGCCTCACAAGTGCGTCATTTAAGAACGAGTTCAAGGATGAGAGGAATTCCAACAATATCGTGGCCTTAAGAGGTGCGCTGTTTATGGTCAATCTTAAGCATGAGGTTCAGGAGAGAGGCTTTACCGTTGCTCACATCAAGACCGACTCGATAAAGATACCCAACGCAACACCCGAAATTATCGATTTCGTCATGGAATACGGTAAGAAATACGGTTACACATTCGAGCATGAGGCGACTTATGAGCGTATGTGTCTTGTTAACGATGCGGTTTATATTGCTAGAGATGCTGGCGATGGTCACTGGACCGCAACCGGTACTGAATTCCAGGTTCCTTATGTCTTTAAGAAGCTGTTCAGTCACGAGGAGATAGGCTTCTACGACATGACAGAGACCAAGAGCGTTACATCGGCTTTATATTTGGACATGAACGAAGACCTGCCTGAGGGTCAACACGAATACAAGTTCATAGGTCGAGTTGGTTTATTCTGTCCGATAAAGCCTGGATATGGCGGTGGTCTTCTTATGCGCAAAGCAGGAGAAGATAAATACGCCGCTGCAACAGGAACTAAAGGATATCGTTGGCTCGAGGCTGACGATGTTAAGTCTCTTGGACTCGAGGATAGTATTGATATTTCTTACTATGACCATCTCTGCGAAGAGGCCATAGAGCACATAAATCAGTTTGGTGACTTCGAGAGGTTCGCATCAGGACAACCGATGTGGACACCGGCTCACATTCCGGACGATGACGAGTTGCCGTTCTAACAAATAAAACAGCTCCTATAACGAAGGAGGTGTTTGTATGCTTAAATTTAAATATTGCATACTGAAAATAATTGCTTTTACACTTTGGACAATCGTGATGATTTCGTTTGGAGAGCAGCGTTATGAGTTGTTAACTAAAACGGGATGCAGTACGATTTCGGAATGGGGCGCAAAGTATATTAAAAAGATGCAATCGATAAAGTAACAAACTCTAACACATAAGAGACTACTCAAACGGGTAGTCTCAGCATTTATATTTAACATGGAGGTTAAAATTATGGAAATCAAAACAGGTAGTATGCAGAACACATTAATCATGACAGGTGTAGAGCTTCAGGGTAAGAACTTCTCCGGCTCGACAGGACTCTGGTGGGACAAGTTTAATGACGGTAATTCTAGGAAGATAGCACTCAAGCTTTCTCCTGAAGAGGCTGAGTGGTTCGCATCGAGAGGGGGGAAGGTAAGGGTAATCCCTGCGAATCCCCCTCAGCATCCCGATGCAACCATGTTCATAGAAGTAAGACTCGGTTATAAGGGTAAGAAGCCGCCTAAGCCAGGTCAGCCTTGGAACACTTTCGAGAATGGTCCGAGGGTTGTAATGGTCGTTCCTGGTGGCAAGAACACAGACCTGACCGAGGAAACTGTAGGCAACCTCGATAGGTGTTATATTCGTAATGTCGATATGGAAGTCCGTATGGCTCCTGCAAGACTCAAAGACGGCTCTGTGGTCAATAGAAACGGCGTACCTGGCATAACTCTCTATGCTGAGCGCATCTACGCAACCGTACAGATAAATGAACTGGACGCTAGATATTCTGACATACCGCCTCAGGCCGCTATAGCCGACCAGGAGGACTACGAAGATGCACTCGCTGCTGGTGTGCCAGTACCGTTCTGACGAAAACCGTAAACGCAAATTATTCCGGGGTGGGCAACTGCCCCGGTTTTTGCACGTAATTATTAAGGAGTGATATTTTATGAAAAAGATAGTTCTTAAAATGAAATATCGATGTGAAGAGGCCAGTATAAGAGAAAAAATTTTAAAAACGTTAGCCGACGAATATGAAAAGACAGGCATGCTCTTGTTGCCAGAGTTTGTCGATTTTGTAACGGTTATAGATGACGATTGCGAATTTGAATTGGAGGAATAATTATGTTAGACGCTAAAAGAGCAAGAGAATTGTCTATGGAGGCCGATAAAGGGCGCTCGGATGCGGAGCTTGAGGCCGTTGAACACGAAATAAATGGAGCATGCGACTACGGTCATACCAGTGTAAGCCATAAAGGCAAACTTCTGTCTACTACCGCAAAAAGACTTGAAAACCTGGGTTATGTTGTTACGTTTTACGACGACCAGAGAGAGGGAACGATATGGACCACAATAAGTTGGTGAGAAAGGATGATATTTATGAAAGAGATGGAACGTGAATACAGTACCGAATTTGATAAGCTCAGAAAGAGCAGAGTAGAGGTGAGCTACTTCAAATATGGGCCTGCTCGTGATAATTTCGGCAGCGGACGTGTAGATGCAATCGGCAGTCTGGAACTATGCCTTGAGAAGTTCAAGAAGACCGGAAATACTGAATATTTACTGGATGTTGCGAACTACGCGATGTTCAGATATATGTATCCGCTCCCCGGCGAGTATTTTAAAGCGACGGATAGCAGCGAGAGCGCTGGAACCGTCGGCACACCAATAAATATGGAGAAATGATATAACTAAGGAGGAATAGTGATATTTATGGATGAAAACGAACAGAACTTTGACTTCGAAGGAAACGAATCGTGGGCACTGTTGGCGTTGTTTGCGATGGCTGCCAGTATGAGTAATCCAGAACCACCGTCTGATATTCCGCCATGCGGTGTGCCTTTGAGCGAATCTGTGAGCATTGACGAGTTTACATTAGAACAACTCAAGGCCGCTGCGAGGTCAAAAACCGAGACCGATATGTATATGGACCAGTATAATAAAGCTCTCGAAGATGAGGCGGGATATACCGGGCTAACCATGAATGGCGAAGACACATGAAACCATCAATTGATATTCTCTACCCTCACCAGCAAGAGGCGGTCGAGAAGATGCATAACGGCTGTCTTCTTTTCGGTGGGGTTGGTTCGGGTAAGTCTATAACGAGTCTGGTCTACTATCTCCAGCAAATACCTACCAGAGACCTTATAATCATCACGACAGCTCGTAAACGGGATACAAGAGAGTGGGAAGCGGAGTGCGATAGGCTTGATATTTCACTCGATAAGGTTACCATCGATAGCTGGAATAATATAGGCAAATACACGAGTCTTACTGGTAAATTCTTTATATTCGACGAACAGCGTGTGGTAGGTAAAGGCACATGGAGTAAAGCGTTTATCCATATAGCGAAGTCTAATTACTGGATATTGTTGTCTGCGACCCCTGGAGATACGTGGATGGACTATATACCGTTATTTGTAGCAAATGGGTATTACAAAAATCGTACAGATTTCCTAAGACAGCATGTTATATTTAATCCCTATGTCAAATGGCAACAAGTTCAGCGTTATATTAATGTCGAGAAGCTTATAGCGATTAAACGACGGGTTCTTGTCGATATGAATATGGTCAGGCATACGACAAGGTATAAGAAATTCATTAAATGCGGATATGATAAGAAAGCGTATAATGAGCTATTTAAAACCAGATGGGATTATGAGAATGATTGTCCGGTAGAAAACATATCGAGACTATGCGCACTAGCTAGGAAAATCATAAACACCAATTATAATCGACAAATCGCGCTTATAAGTTTAGTTCATGAACATCCGAAAGTGATTATATTTTACAACTTCGATTATGAACTAGAAATTCTTAAGGAGGCGTTAAACAATGGAACAACACTGGTGGCCGAGTGGAATGGTCATAGGCACGAGCCCATACCAGATAGTGATCGATGGGCGTATCTCGTTCAATACGCTGCAGGGGCGGAAGGTTGGAATTGCGTGGAGACCGACACTATTATATTCTACAGTCTATCCTACTCATACAAGGCTGTTGAACAAGCTATGGGACGAATTGACCGACTCAACACCCCTTACACGGAACTATTTTACTACTTTCTTATGTCTGATGCATCGCTGGATATTTCAATAAAGAAGTGCCTTGAGCGAAAGAAAGACTTTAACGAAGGTCGGACATTCAAAAAGTGGTGGGATAACAAAAATTGATTTATGAACGGAGGAAACATAATGTTGACGAAGAGAGATAGACAGATGCTTATGCGTTATGGCATCGAGGGAATTATTACGGCTTTGGCTGTAGCGTTTATATTTTTAATCGCAGTCGGTCCTAAGTCATTCGGTGAGTCAGCGATACCGATACTGCTTATGTCGTTCGGATCCGCAGGCGTTGCTATGGGTTGCACAAAGATATTATTTGAGGAGTTGATGAAGAGTTATGAAAGCTCACATAAGAAAGATGCCGACTAGAGAGACGTACTTTGATACGTTATCGAGAGCTGTAGAGAACCTTGGTCGTGACTTTGATATTCCAGTCGAGGTCTTAGAGCGAATGAATACTAAGCTTGCGACAGACGAGTACTATGAAAAAATGAAGAAAGACCTTGGAGGCGAGGAATAATGGAATTTTATAAAACTCTGTCTATTATACATTTCACTACCGCAATAGTCATCATAGCTTTATATTTGGCTGGGCTACATATTATGGCAGTCAGTCTTGGAGTTGCTATGAGCATCACATGGGGCATTGCGTTCTCGATATGCGTAATCCAGGTTAAGAAAGACGGAGATATGGTCGAGAAGATGGAGAAAGAACTTGAGCAGCAGGATATTGAGGAATACAGAAACAAAAAGAATCACAAATGAAACAGGTCGTATAATGGAGGTGATATTATGAAAAAAGCTAACGATAAAGTATTCGGTTTACTGGCTATGGCCAATGGAATACAAATCATAGTGTTAACAATCCGTAACATAAAGCTTACCAAAGAGCGTAAAAAAGATAATGAATATTGGGCGCGTCTTCGAGCTAATCGTGATGCGATTGTTGGCAAATGGTTTGTTAACGAACAAATAGGCCAAGCTATGTTCGAAGAATACATAGTTGGACGTGACAAAATTGATGATATTGATGACTAACTCAAACGAGACTTCGTGGAAACACGGGGTCTCTAGCTTTTGAAAGGATGATATTTATGGTAAAAATTTGTAAGCAGCATACGATGCTTGATGGCAGGGTCATGACCGGAGAGGTGTCGGTCAGAAGTTATAAGTCTGTTGCATCAGCTAAAGCCGCCATGACGGCTCACGAGGGTAAGAGACCACCGATACACGATATTGACCCGGTGGCGGTTAACGTATTCCATGACCACTTTCCTAAGAATCTCACGCCTAAAGCACATGGCACGATGTTTATAGCTCCGTTTCGTAAGGTTAGTGATATTCCAGAGGATGCTCGAGGCATATGGTTCACTGAGGTGTTTATATGTGAAGAGGAGGTTGTTACAGCATGACTACATGGGAATTTGTTCGACAACTGGATAAAAAGAATTTCGCAAGATGGTTAGTAGGTTACAGCCTCGCTATTAATGGTGTTGAAGACGCGGCAGAAGAAGATTACGATGACCTGATTGAACTAACATATCGGATGCTTGGCGAGGAAGTATCGAGGGAGGACTAACTATGGAGGATATCGTGAATATTAAAACAAGTTGGGCAAAGAATCTAATTGCCAAGATTGCGATGAAGGCGCTTAAAGCTGCAGGTTATAATGTAAAGCTGCAGATTGATAATCTCGAGATACATGGAAGTGATTCTAATGAGTATCTCGTGGCAGATGCTTCGGTGACTGTACAGGTTAAGAAGCGCGATGTAATGACATGGTTGGAGAGGTGATATTTATGGATGCAAAAGCGGTTCTTATGCGGTTACGTCTCGAGATAAGAGATATGAAACGTGAAGATTTAGACGCTGTTCCGTATATAGAAGGTTACACTTCCGAAGAAATTATTGAACACGTGTATTCTAATGTTATTAAGTTAATTGATTATGTATTTGAGAATGAATCACTTAATGACACGACAGGCCATGACTATCAGATGGGGTATAATGATGGTGGAAATTATGTTCTTGAACAACTGCTCGAGAAGATTATTGAGGCAATGTATAACTCTACTGATGAAGCCAAGAAGTATTGGCCTACGCATAGACAGGATGTCCAGACGGCAATAGAAAATGCGTATAGTCAAGTTAAGGACTGGGTCGATGATATTAAGGAGGAATTGAAAGATGAAACAAAGTGATAAGGAATTTCTGTGTTACCTTATATGCCTGTCGTGGGATAGACTTGATGACGAGGACAAGATAAAGGCCAACAAAATGATGCTGGCGATGCACGATAAAGAACCGGACACGGAATATATAGTTCAAGAAAACGGCAAAGAATTATATAAGGTTTCGTTACCAACAGATGAGCCGCCATTGCCCCGTAATGATGTTTCGGAACGAAGAGGCGGCCCGCCAGATAACGTATTTTATTACAATGAGGGTTATGCTTTATAAAAATAAGGAGGACGAATGATGAGCCAATTAGAATACATGAAACTTATGCCTTTCATAGAACCGGTATTTTATGACGACATGGGTACTGCAGATTCGATAATAAAAGCTATTCAGACTTATCAGGAAGATGAAAACTTCGTTCCGAAAGTTAAGAATTTGCCGAATAAATATGACCTCGAGATGAATCCAGCGGTTATATTTACAATCGATTCAGCTACGATGGATGTGAACTATAATGTGGTTCATTATGATATAGAATTAATTGCGGAGAGTACGAAAATAGGCTTTAAGTATCTTCATGAATACCGGATAAAGGTTTCTGCTAAGTGCAAGCTTCCTGATAAAGAACCGATATCGCTTTCTGGATATTCGCTGATAACACGGGATGTTTATGATGTTATACAATTCATAGAAAAAGGCATGTTTGATAAAATGGTGTGTAATATACTCGGCAACGTTGCTTGGCGCATACAGCGATATTGCTTAAAGGAAGCCAAGAACTATATTGTTAAGGTCAACGATGAAAACTGGCGTTTATGCGGAGAACTGGAGCAGTTCCTAGCCGAACCACCCAAACCGTTTAAACCTAATACGAAGATGGAGGAGAACGAAAATGATACTGAAACCGAAAGATAATACAGCTGTATTGACATTTGTAATCGATAGCGAACACAAGAACTGCGAGAGGAACATTACTGATTTGATAAGCTTCTTCGATAACGCTGTGATATTAACCGCGTCTACCGTTGATAGTTTTGATGACAGTACCATTATTCGTATGGATATAGTACTGCATAAGCTTATACCGTTCCCGAATAGCGAGGAAGAGTATAAGTCGTCAGCTGCTCTTGCTATTGCGAGACTCTTGTCCTCTGATATGCTTGAAGAGAGAATACGTGTATGGACCATCAAAACCGGTGTCGTATACGGCAAGTTCGACCCGTTAACGTTTATACCTGAATCTTGAGGTGATATTCGTGGAGACGCAAAAGAGACCTAGACCAGGAAAACCGCCGACCCATCCTAAGGTGTTGGTGTGGGAGACGGGTGAGGCGTTTGATACATTTACAGAGGCAGGGGACAGTGTCGGGTGTACTCGTTGGGGTGTAATGAGATGCTGTGAGGGTGTGCAAGACCACTCTCATGGCTTTCACTTCATGTACATCGGTATAGATTTGGAAAGGATGATTGATTTATGGTGAATGAGGAGGATACCGATGAAAGGACCTAAAGAAAAGACATGGGTTACAGAGACGGACCCTGAGACTGGTGAAGTTATATACACGATAACTTGCAATCGCGAGAGGACTAAGTACTATCTCAACGACCGTAGTGGCATCAGGTTACATCAAGCCGATACGCCGCTTAAGTTCGAGAAGGATATTGCGAGGTTGAGAAGAGCGTTTAGAAGTAAATAAGAGAACAAATATGGCGTATTATAATTTCTCAACTCCGACGAAACCGATAACGGTTAAACCTGGAGACAAAATTAATTTAAGAGGTGATATTATGATATACTCAAAACCGAGTAATAATGGTGTCGTATACGATATTCATAATGATATGCAAAATCTTAAGCATGTTCGTGAGCATGGAAACACTCGTGAGTTTTATGAGGCTGTGAATGCGGTTATGGACAAATATACGGATACGAACTTTAATCCGGATTTATATTTTCCGAATAAGGTTTTATATAAAGAGCTTCTCTTCCATCTCGAGGATAATTTGAGGTCTATCGAGTTACTTGGAGGAAGAGGGTTATCCTATGACGCTTATTACGAGAACGTCGTTGCTATACGGCAGATAGTAGAACAGCTTAAAGACTTGAAATGGGTTAAGTACGACTGTGAGGAGGCCGAAGATGGAGAGACCGATAATTGAAACTCGTGTATGCCCGATATGCGGTAAAGAATTCGGTATAAATTACTATCAGACTCGTAAGGTGTATTGTGATGACTGTAGCAAAGGGCATTACAAGCAATACCGTAAGGAGTATGCGGAAACCCATCAAGATAAGATAAGAGACTATGCTAGGCGACGCAAACAGCGTAGGGTTTACAAGAAATTCACTTGTAAGCTGTGCGGTAAGATATTCCAGACCCATCGAGGTGGTGTGCCTAAATATTGTACGCCTTGTCTTGAGGAGTTTAAGGATATTTACCCGTATAAGACATATTACGAAAAGAGGATGGATGCTGAATGCCGGGAAAACTGGAAAGCATGTTTCAAAGATGCACAAAAGAAGAGATAAAAGAAATGCTCCCAGGTTGCATATGGAAGCGAAACAGCACTGATGATATTCAGGGATTCCCCGACGTATCGGTGTATTGTAATGGACTTACGGCGTTTCTCGAGTTTAAAAGGTGTAAGACCGCTTCGCATAGACCTAATCAGGACTATTACGTTAATTATATTAATAGTACTGGCGGTTTTGCAAGGTTTATATATCCCGAGAACGCTGAAGAAATAAAAAAGGAGTTGAAGACATATTTTAATCAAATGTACCAGGGGCCACTGGATGAGTGATATGCCTGAGCCTAGAACAGAGCTCACAACGTATTTCACGAACATCGATAAGGCCAAAGCGTTCGTCGAGCATGAGTTAGATGGACACTCAGATTGGCAAGCTACTCATCCGGGTATGGTGTTAGATACTTATATTTACGACCTAGCCTATCACCCCGAGGACCACACACGTTTAAGAGCTTTTAAGTATATAAAGCTTGAGATGATTTAAGAAAGGAAGATATTTTAATGATTACAGAAGCAAAATGGGCTGTACAGGTACTATTCCATGACGAAAAGAATTACGAGGAATTCAGAAGAAGGGTGTTAAGAAGCGTTTCCTCAGCTAAGCCCAGAGACTTTAATGATAAGCAGAAGGGCTTTTACCATATTTGCAAGAAGCCAGGTGAGGTGCTTGAGTACTTCTACGTTCTTAACCCCATGCCCGGTGAAGATATTCTCCAGGACACCAAGGTTACCATATCGAGGACTGGGGTAGTCACAACTAAAACAGGTCGCATAGTGAAGGAGGTGAAGACAAATGAAAAAGAGTGAAGAGTTTGGACGCGCTAGACGTGTGACCAACGTAATCGGACTCGTGTTTGTTACGGCTGCGGCATACTTCTTTAAGACTTCAGGATACGCTGAGGCTAAAGAGAAGATAGCTCGCAAAGCAGAAGAAAAGCACGATGAGAATGTTGGTCGCTATGTTGATGTTGACGGTACAACTATCGATCTTGATAATTTGGACAACTAACTGACGGTGGGACCGTCTGAGACATAGAGTGAGAGCTGTGTAGCAGACGGTCTTAATCTTTTTAAAAAATGATGAGGTGATATTTAAAATGAAAAGAGAAGTAGCATTTAAAATTCAGAGAGAGGCAATGGGCCTTACACAGAAGGATATTGCAGAATTCGCAGGAGTTAGCTCTGCCACTGTAAGTAATTACGAAAACGGGGCTGAGGTTAGAGAAGCATATGTAAAGATGCTCGAGGATACACTGAGGTCGACTAAGGACAGGATCTATGGACAGCATACCAGAGAGCGTACAGAATTCTCGATAAGGTTTTACGAGAGAATGTGGGAAGAATCAGAGACAGAAAATGATAAGAGGAGATTCCTTAATAAGCTGCTTATGAGTATTGCGTTTATTCAGGAAGATGATATTTACAAGGACAGAAATAAGTATAGCACTAATAGCTACAGGTAACGAATGAAACACCTCCTATAGTGAGAGGAGGTGAAGAGAAATGGGACTTTTAATAATTGCGATGGCCTGCATAGCATTATATTGTTGGCAGCAGCGTAAATGATTGAATGAGCCAAATACCTAAACCTACTTAAAGACGATGGCGGTTAGCGCAACTGCTATCGTTTTTGGCTTTTAGGGGTCACGGAATCAGCAGGTCGTATAATGGAAAGAACACAACCTAAAACTTGAAAGGATGATATTTATGTTGAATATTTTTAAGAGACGTAAACTTAGAAAACTTCAGGACGAGAAAGAAAAAGTGTGTGCTAGAATACAAGGACTACACTTAGCTATATTAGATGCTAAATATATAGTTGAGCATGTAGAAATGAAACCTGGCATACGCGATGAAATGATTAAGTCGATAGAAGTGAAAGAGGAACTTCTTAAAATTTATCAGGATGATTACAAAACTTTATGGAATGAGATATGTGAACTTTACTAACGGGAGCACTCGCTCTCGTTTTTGCCTTATCGAATGAAACGACTCGTATTAAAACCCTAACGGGCAAAACAGATTCTATTATGGAAGGAGGTGATATTATGCGTACGATAAAGAATTTAGCGTTAATAATACTCGGTTCAATTTTAGTCGGTACATCATGCGCTATAAGTGGAAATATAGTCCATACATTAGTGTTTGCTGGTATTGGAGGATTGAGCGGTTTATTGAATGTGGTTTCTAGAATGCGATAATTGACTGAATGAGGGCAAGAGTGCTTGTTCGATTGAGCAGACGCTCTTGTTTTTTCACAGGATAAACAGGTCGTATAATGGAGGTGATATTATGAAAAAAGATGTTGTACAGAAAATCGTGGACGAAGCGATTAAGAGTATAGACGATATCGAGAACATTTGCGTCGAATTACTGAACGAACAGTATGAAGATGGTAAAATGTCGGATGAAGATTTATATTTCTTGACTACTATGCTTAGTCTCACAAGACAATACGGCAACATGGTTTATAATGATTTACCAGCATTAGTAAAAGAAGATGAAAACGAGGAGGACTCCTGAACAAGGGGTCTTTCTTTTATCTTTAAGGGTCACGGAATCAACAGGTCCTATTATGGAAGAAACAACCTAATACTTTATAGGAGGTATTGTTATGAAAGAGAACTATATTATAAAGAAGAGAGTATTGTGGGCTTATACTTTACAGATGGCACATATCTGGGAGAAGAAGATAATGGGAAAAGCTTTCCCGTTTGACTACGCTACCGGAGATTTGGACTTCGAGGTAAAGAAAGGCGTCAATAATGAAAAGGTTTACAAGATAACATACTGGGAAAAGGAGGTATTTTAACCGACTAGGGCAAATGCTCTAGTTTTTGGGTCACGGAATGAACAAGTCGTATAATGGAAGAAACACAACCTTAAACTATTTGAAAGGATGATATTTAATGACAATGAGTATTTTTGACTTTTTCAAGGCAGACAAGTATCATGTTAAGATTTTTCTTGAATACCACGAAGAAGAGTACAAACGTCTTAGTGCAGAGGAAATGATTATGGTTATGATCGATAATAAACTTTATGAGATCGAACTTGGAAGCGCATATCTTTGCAACGACGGAGTAACACTTCTTGATATGGTTACGATTAAAAGAAGTCTTAATGATGTAATTGATGATTGGAATAATGCTGAATACTGGAAAGTACTTAATGTTGAAACTACAAAAATAGAATAGGTATAGTTCTAGACTAGGGCAAATGCTCTAGTTTTTCACAAATAAAACAGCTTCTCTTATGAAAGGAGTGAATCATATGAAATTCATTAAAACATTAGCAACTATAATAGGGATGATGTTCTTACTATCGATATTGGTAGCAATATTACCTAGTAAGTTAATAATCTTCATTATAGGCGGTATTTTATTGGGCAAAATGATTTACGGCAAGAAGAAAGACTCCTAAACAAGGGGTCTTTTTTTATCACAAATGAAACGGGTGCTATTATGGAAGAAATTTGTTTAAGACCTAAGGAGGTTATATTTATGGACAAAACGATGAAAATGATAGCTGTTATAAGAGATACGACGGAGACTATTAATACGTGTTTAAAAGAAATAAGAAACACTGAAATGGCCATCGATTGGATTAAAAATGGTTTAGAACGATATTATGAAACAGGTGAAAAGATACTAAACGGAGGTAGTAATGCATGGTTACTCGACCCGGGCGATTCTAGTAACCGTTTTACATATATATTAAACCCCATTTTTGAAGACGATGACGATTATAAATCTTATTATATGGACATGTTAAAAAGGCTTCCTAAACGTATTGACAGATTAAACGAAATCATCGAAGACATGATAAAAAATCTTAAAATTGAATTAAACACTTACGACTAGAGCGATTGCTCTAGTTTTTGTCGAATAAAACAGCTTATATTATGGAGGTGATGTCTTATGACAATTATAAAACAAATATGCAGAACAACAATGAACCATGGAAGGATACTGAGGTATGTTAGGCAAGAAAAAAATGTCGAAACAGCTACTGCTAGACGTGAGGCACTTATAGAGACGCTACATCTTAATACGGAATATAAGAAGGGCGCTATAACTGTTAAACAAAAAGGCAAGAAGGTCGAGATGACGTTTTACAAAGACCACATGAACAGTACTGATTTCAGAGGAATTCAAGGAGCGTTGGCATTGATTAATTTGATTGAAGACGAGGACTTCGAATAGCGGGAGCAGTTGCTCTCGTTTTTGGTTATATTTGAGGTCACGGAATCAACAGGTTGTATAATGGAAACATTAACCTTAAACCAAATTAGAAAGGATGATTTTTATGTTGAAAAGAATTATGGCAATGATGATGGCAATGGTAATGATGTTTATTTGCACGGGATGTGCAGAAGAGAGGATTAAACCTGAGGATGTAGTATCTTATCAGAGTACTATCTTTGTTGAGTACATGCACCCAGACACTAAATCATATTACTCTTGGGGGGAGATGTATGACGGTGAAATCGGTGAAGGATTAACATGGCATGAATGGTCGTGGGACTTCGCATATGCAATAGTTGAGAGAGCTAATGACTATGTTGAAGAAGATGACCCTGCTAGAGATTATTATATCACGATTTTAGTACCGGATGACGAAACCAAGACATTGATGGAGTCTGTGGCACATAGTACACATATTAACATTGAGATAGACGAACACAGTAAGATTTATCACGAAATGTGACATCACTCGAGGGGCACGTCCCCTCTTTTTTGGCCTCACAGTTCATACAGACCCTCTAATGGGAGGTGATAGACATGCGAAACTCAGGTGGGAATGGCTTGGCTAGATTGATATTGGAATTTATCTTTTATGGGTGGATTGTGATGTTTGCAATTATATTAATTGTAAAGGGTTATATTCACTATGCGATGATTGCAATATGTTTTTTGGTGATGTTGTTCCTAATAAATCATGTTGACACCAACGGCCAGGGCTGATGCTCTGGTTTTTGGGGTAACGACATAAACAGCCCCAGTATTACCCTATCGGGCAAAACAGTTCCTATTATGGAGACGTGATGTGAGATTAAACACTTTAATCGTATAATGGGCGGCGAAAAAGCCAGTAATGGTAGCGCCGATTTAAGTACGCTTTGCAGTGGGGTTTCTCATTGTAAAGAGGCTCGTGTTCGAAGCGCGATACACCGTTTCTATTTTTCTTTGATTTGGGTATCAAATGAAACAGCTCGTATAATGGAGGTGATTGCTATGACAATCGAGGCTTTAGAAAGAGCTAAAATCATTGAGAAAAAGATGAATGAGCTTAAACGTGAAATCACGAGTTTAAACACCATGATTAACATGAGTGACGGTGAACATCCGTTGCGTATTTATCTCGCTGTGGATACTAAGGGCGGCGGAAGATATGCACAATTCGAGAAAACCGGACACAATGATGAATTTTATCAGGGGTTTATTCGTCATACGATTGAGAACGTTAAAGAGCTTCTGGAACATCAGCTTGATGAATTAGCGGATGAACTCGAAGAACTGTAATCAAAAGACTCGAGCAGTGTGACAGCTGCTCTGAGTTTGTGTTTAGAAAGGACTAGGTGATATTTTATGCAGTATCCAATGAGGAAAAGACAAGGTACAGAATTTAACAATGACGAGGCTTATCAGTCTGAGTTCTGGAGGCGTAATATTGACTTCGGTATTACGCATGGTGACTTTTGTGCGGAGGACTTGTATGGGCCTGGACTCAGATACGCTATGACTCGGTTGCAGGTCAATCAGGCGTGGCTGGTTAGGGCGACGGGGATCGATAAGACAACTGTTTCGCATTATGTTATCGGCGATAGGATTCCGAGTCTTAAGAATGCCGAGAAGATATTCAACGCTCTCATATATGAGATTAAGAGACAAACAGGTAGGTATTATATATAAGGAGGTGATATTTATGGAGATTGTTTCAATGTTCTGGTATCGTAATATTTGCGGAAGTCGTTCAATCGAGGGGCTAAGTATCGACGAGTTATATGGAGAGAAGCTCAGGTATGCCCTTGAGTTACTAAAAATGCGTCAGGCAGACCTTTCGAGGATGACTGGTATTGACAAATATACGTTATCGAGGTATGTCAATGGGGCTCGAGTACCGGATGCAAACAATGCATTTAAGATATTTAATGCGCTCTGGAAAGAGATTGCTGACCGCGACTATGGAGGTAAATTGTGGTGATTTTGTAAAAAGTGGTTGTCGTGATAGTCAACTTTTTCGATGTTGCCTCACAGGGCAACTTTTTAACAATTACGTGCGAAAGTTGGCGAGAGTGCGGACAAAAAGGCCCAAATCTCGTACAAATGGCATTTTTTTTTTTATTAAATAAATAAAAATTTTTTTATATTATAATTTTACGAAAATTTTTTGCCGTTTTGCCGTGGGCATTCTCGCCAACTTTTTCGAGGTATTTTTGGGTGGTTTTTCACGATTTAAACAGGTGGTATAATGGAGGTGATATTATGGTTAAACTTACGTTATGCAAATATAAGCATTCAATTTTTGAAGAAGGTTTTAACGAACTCGATTTCGATGAGCAGCATGCGCTTATTGAAAAAACTTGCGGATTTTTTGACGACATCATAGACGCATACGAATATGCTAAGGGTGAGCGATGCTATCCCGAAAGATTAGTATGGCTTGATGATAGGTCTGTATTCGTAGAGATTTGCAGAAGCACGGCTTGGTATGTAATCGAGTTATTAACCTACAAAAATAAAAAGCTTATAAAAAGAAAGAAAACATATTAATCAATTTCAACTTGAACGAGACTGGCTTAACAGCTGGTCTCAATTTTCACGATTTAAGCAGGTCGTATAATGGAGGTGATATTTATGAAAAAACTAAAACGGCGTATATGGTTATCGTATTGTAGGTTCAGAGTTAAATTGTGGATGTCGAAGGTTTATATATGGACTTGTTTTCAGATGGGTATTGCCGGTGATTTTGACAACTATGAAAAACTGAAAACGGAGTTTTGTAAAAAGAAGCCAATAGACGAACACATTAAAACCCTAAGACACTACGCAGCAATATACGGAAAGTATTTTGATTGAGCTTCGTGAGACTGGCTTAACAGCTGGTCTCTTTTTACCTTTGGTGATATTTACCTCACGACATGAACAGGTCCTATTATGGAAGAAACACAACTTGAGATTCTAAGGAGGAATCATTATGACGAATGAAACTTTTGAAAAGGCAATGGAACTTAAGAAGAGGATGGAAAGTCTCGACCGTAATATTTACAAACTTACATCTATGCTGAATGATGGAGGACTTCATTATGTGGTTATCCATTCAAACGGAGGCGGTGAGTTTGAGATAGACGGCGAACTTGCTAATCGGTTATTGAAGGACCAGATTGCGAACTTCAAAGAAACAAGGATGATGACTGAAAAGGAATTTGAGAAACTGTGATGGATCGATGAGACTGGCTTAACAGCTGGTCTCGTTTTTGTCTTTGGTGATATTTGTGTGAGCGGTGTTGGGGGTCACGGAATCAACAAGTCCTATTATGGAAGAAACACAACTTGAGATTCTAAGGAGGAATCATTATGAAAGTTTATATTGTTAAAGAAAGTAAATACTCAAACAATTACGAAAGCAATGGAAACATTCGTGGACAGAAAAAGGATTATGTTAAGATTCTTAGTGTTTACGATTCGGAAGAGAAAGCAATCGAACGTCTGAAGAAAGAGACCGACGGGTATAGACCTGAGGTAATCAATCGAAGACACGGTTATATTCCAACGGATTTAAACACTGGAGAACCTGTAGCAAACAGCTTTACTGTAAGCGAACGAGTTGGCAAATGTGGTTGCTATCGTGAAGTGACGGTAACATTTACTAAAACAGGAACAAGAAAGATTTATGAGATTGAAGAACAAGAGTTAAAGTAATTCCAAGTCGAGACTGGCTTAACAGCTGGTCTCGTTTTTGCCAATTTCTGGAAAATAATTACGTGCACAATTTTAGCAACTCCTATAATGAAGACAATAGAAGTTAAGGGTTCTTATATGCCTTTTTTGAGGCTCTACTTTCTCTTTGTTATCTTATCATATAAGAACCCAACTCCAACGGTTCTTCTAATCTTTTAAAGGCAGGTGATATTCTTATGCGATTTAATGCACACCCAACTTTAATAGGAACCCACGCGTTTCTGGGTGCGAGTAAATGGCACTGGCTGAATTATGATGACGAGAAGTTGATTCAAGCGTACAACAGTAGTCTTGCAGCGCAGAGAGGCACAAAGCTTCACGAGTTTGCGAAACAAGCTATTGAACTTCAGCAGCGCCAGGCGAGAAGTAGAAAAACTATGTGTGCCTACATTAACGATGCGATTGGTTTCAGAATGAAGCCCGAGCAGGTTCTGGCTTATAACGACATTTGCTTTGGTACAGCAGATGCCATAAGCTTTAGAAACAACATGCTTCGTATCCATGATTTAAAAACCGGGATCACACCGGCGCACATGGAGCAGCTTTACATTTATGCTGCTATGTTCTGTCTCGAGTATGGTTACCGTCCATCCGAGATAGACATCGAGACCAGAATATATCAGAACGATGATATTTTGGTAGCGAATCCGGGAGTAGATGTTATAGTTCCAATTATGGACAAGATGAAACATTCTTCCGAAGTAATCGATAGATTAAGAATGGAGGATTAACAATGGCGGATGAAAAAGACATCAAGTTAAAGGTTGAGGACGAACTTGGTGATATTTCACATTACGGTACTCCGAGGCATAGTGGACGCTATCCTTGGGGTTCCGGTAAAAATCCTCAAAGAAGTAGAGACTTCATATCGAGACGTGAAGAGCTTAAAGGCAAAGGACTCAGCGAGATTGAAATCGCAAGAGCGTTGCTTGGTCCGAAAGCTTCAACCGAAGACCTGCGTAACCGCATAAGCATTACGAATGAATCGAGAAAGCTTGCAGCGGTTTACGAGGTTAGGCGTTGGGCTGAGAAGGGTGTCTCTGATATGGAGATTTCGAGAAGAACCGGTATACCGCCCTCGACCGTTAAAGAGTACAAGAAAGAGGATGCAGTTGCCAAAGCATCTAAGTACACTGCGACGGCTGATGCTCTTGAAGCAGACATAAAGAGTAAGGGTTATATTCAGGTTGGACGCGGTGCCGCTGAACAGCTTGGCGTTAGTGAGAAGCAGGTTACCGTTGCTTGTCAGATTCTGAAAGACAGAGGCTACACTGTAACGAACGTTCAGGTTCCTCAGACAACAGGTAATAAGACGACCGTTACTGTTGCTGCTAAGAAGGGCTCAACTTATCGAGACATCGTTGATAATCACATGGGTGATATTCAACCACCTACCGACCACTTCGTAATGAAGGACTTACACACTGGTAATGAGAAGGCTGTGAAGATTCAGACACCGGTGAGTATTGATGGTAAACGTGTTCTGATTCGATATGCCGAAGAGGGCGGTAAAGACCGTGACGGCACAATCGAGCTCAGACGTAACGTTGATGATATTTCACTTGGAGATTCACACTATGCGCAGGTGCGAATCGCAGTAGATGGAAAGTATTATATGAAAGGCATGGCGACGTATTCAAATGACATACCTGATGGATATGACTTCATCTACAACACAAATAAGAAACTTGGAACACCGGCGAACAAAGTATACAAAGAGATGGACCTTGAACATCCCGACAATCCATTTGGCGCTGTAATCAAAAGACAGAACTATTATGAGAAAGACGGAAAAGAAGTTCAGGGTGCTTTGAACGTTGTTCGTGAAGAAGGAGAATGGGCCGACTGGTCTAAGAATCTTCCTGCTCAGTTCTTATCGAAGCAATCTGATGCTCTTGCTAAGCAGCAGCTCGACTTGGACATAAAGAATCGAAAAGCGGTTTATGAGGAAATAAAGAGCCTTACCAATCCGGTTGTTAAAGCTAAGATGCTTGAGGATTTCAGCGATGAATGTGATTCTGCAGCTGTTAAACTTAAAGCGGCATCATTACCTAAGCAGGCATATCATGTACTCCTCCCTTTGACAGACCTCAAAGACAATGAGATCTACGCCCCCAACTACAAGGATGGCGAGAAGGTGATATTAGTCAGATTCCCTCACGCTGGTACATTTGAGATTCCTGAGCTTACTGTAAACAACAAGCGTTCAAAGTTTGCTAACGATAACTTCAAGAATGCACCTGATGCTATAGGTATTTCATCTGCTGCAGCTGAGAAACTATCTGGTGCTGACTTCGATGGTGATACTGCGATTGTAATACCAAATCGTGATGGAAGACTTCAGTCGAGAGACCCTCTTCCAGGTCTTGTTGGTTATGACCCTAAAGACCATAAGTATCCCGAGAATACACCTCACCCAAAGGTTGGTGGTAAAACCAAAGAAACATATGACTACAAAATGTCAGATGGAACTGTGGTTAAAGTAAAGGGCGATGGATTTAGAAGAGACCAACAGATGGGACTTGTAACAAATCTGATTGCCGATATGACTCTTATGGGCGCTGATGAGGATGACATTGTTAGGGCTACAAAGTACTCAATGATTTGCACCGATGCTATAAAACATGACTTGGACTGGAAGAGCGCGAAGTCATTGTATGGTATAACTGACTTGTACAAAAAGTACACTGGTAAACCTGGTGGTGGCGGAAGCACCCTTATTTCGAGAGCCTCTGGTAATATAGACGTACCCAAAAGAGGTCAATCCTACATCGACCCTGAGACAGGTAAGAAAATTTACCGTCCCGCAAAGGGCTCTGTATGGACTGATGCTGAAGGTAAAACCCATACTAAGATGCAGCAAGCACCTCGCATGGATACGGTCGATGATGCATATGACCCAAGTATCTTATCAAAGAACCCCACCAAGAAAGAACTTATCTATGCAGACTATGCTAATAAATGTAAATCATTAGGCAACACTGCTAGAAAAGAACTCTTGGTTACCAAGCTTCCTAAGAAAGACCCTGATGCAGCACAAAAGTATGCAACTGAGGTCGACAGTCTTAAACGTAAGTTAACGGAAGCTAAGAAAGCATCCTTATATGAAAAGCAGGCATTGCTCATAGCAGATGAACAGTTTAAAACTTGGTGTGCAGACAATCCACATGCAGATAAGGCGGAACAGAAGAAGCAGCGGAATAAGTGTGTAGTATGGGCCCGTCAAGCCCTAGGCTATGATAGGTATAGGGTCGATTTTACCGACAAAGAATGGGAAGCTGTACAGAACAACGCTGTATCTGCAACCATGTTTAAGGACCTGCTTAATAATGCAGATAGTGATAAGGTAAAACAAAGGGCCATGCCAAAACAGAGCACCACTATCAGCGCAACTACTAAGTCTCGTATTAAGGCGTATGCTAAGTCTGGTTATACCCAGGAAGAAATAGCAGATGTACTTGGTCTTTCTAATGCTACTATAAACAAAGTTCTTAATTCATAAGCATTTTTCAATTCTCCTTAATAATGAGTCACTCATAAGTTGTTTCTTGCTTATTCATTCTACTTGTGAGTGGCTCAACACTCGTAATGAAAGGAGGAAATCATATGATTACAAAAAGGAAAATGTTGACAACAACAGACAATCCTTACAATCCATTCACACAGTTTGACCAATGGTATGATTACGATTTGTTAGCCCACCACAATTCTTGTGGTATGTTAGCATTATTTGCGAAAACTTGTGATGAATTTACCGAAGAACAAAACAACGAAATCATTAATGAAGCAATCGAAGAGATATGCGAACTCGATCCAATTTACGTAGGTGTTTCAGAAGATAGTCTTGTTCTTAAACGTTTGAAACCCGCATAAGGGGTCGAAGTCATTTGCGCAGACACGGGGGAGGGGTCTCGAAAAAGACACCCCCTCCCATAT